CTCCATCAGGGACGGTGCATTCATGCATTTTTTTTGCGCTAAAATAACTATCTGATCCATCCGTAAATACAGCGCAGTATTCCCGAAGAAAAGAAGAATAAGAAGCTCCTCCGTCTTGGGCTTCTTGAACTATGGTCTGATCTATCATGTGTTCAGGCAAGGACTCGTATCCCATTTGAGAAATAAAATATTTCGCCTCCTTGGTGTCCTTTTCGTCATAAATTCTATTTATCCATTCCTTATATTGTCTGTATAAATTTTCAAAGGTATAGCTCGCGGAAGAAAGGGCGATCATTTTGGAATCATTTGTGAAGACCATTCTGTCCTCCTCTTTCATATGCCCGTCTTCAATTAATTTATCTTCAATTTCCCTTACCTCTATTCTTTCTTTCATGTTTTGAGGAGCAACCAAGAAGGGCATTAAAACATTACTAATAATGTCTTCCGGAATTAAAAGGTACTCATCAAGCACCAAAACGTTAGCTCTAAAGCCTCTAATTTTTTCCCCGTTCAGCGGGATAGCCGTTATGGTCCCCCCGTTTATCTGCCACTCAAATTGATCATTACGCTTGGCCTTAGCCCCAAAAGCCTGAGCGAGCAATTCAGCCCCCTTGGATTCCGCTATCTGTTCTAAATGATTAAAAATGAACCTAGCTGTTCTAAAGGTCGGTCCAGCTATTAGGATTTTTGTTCTAGGTTCAAATATGCATTGAAGAAAACAGAAAACGCTTGCAATAAAAGTTTTACCGCAACCACGACCCCACACGCACATGGAGAAATTACGGTTCATCATGGCCTTCAGGGTTATCTCTTGGTAAGGGGCCAATTTGATGCCGGAGATAAGCTCGGTTGTTAAACCCAAATTAGCTCTGAGAAATTTAGCTAATGATATTTTAGCTTCTTTATCATTAAGTTCCCCCTTAAGGGATAAAAGCTCCTTGTTTATATCAGGAACTTCCCTTTTATATTTTTCAGGACAATACCACATTTTATTCTAAGAAGGTGTGTTTATTCTCGAAGATGTCGTATTTATGTCTGAGGTCTACGAATCCTACGTTGTCGCCTTTTGGTCCATCGAAACCATAGTTGAATAATTTTAATTCAGGTTCAAATTTTTTGTTCATCAACTCTATCAATTCATCATCGTACATTTTTTTGTAGTCATAATCCTGAAACTCTTTAGAGTCTTTTTTCTTGGAGGTTACTTCATGGTTAAAATACGCTTTTAAGCCCTCGTTTATTCTTTCTTTATAGATCACGTATTTTGGGATGAGGTTATCATCCTTGTCAAATAATTGGAATACCATGGAGCGATGTAAACACGGTGAGTGCCACCGAGTGCTTGAACAGGTGCAGTAATGAGTTACGAACTCCTTGAAGGATTCAAAGCCGTGTATTGTGTTCGCGTCCCCCCACCCACACGCTCCTGAACCATTCTCATGCCGGTAATAGCTAGTTAACCAACTGAACGGGTTCCTTACTGTAGCGAAAGAGTTTTCGGTTGATATTGGTTCATATTCCACAGACGCAGCCTCTTCCGCGTCTACGGGAAATTCGAGACCACTACCATCGTGTGGACTTATTGCGGAGACATATCTATTTGCCATGGTGTCTATATGGTCCTGAAAACGGCCCTCTTCAGGTAACCCCTTTGCATGAAAAGTAAGCTCTCTTTTTGCTTTCGGTTCACGCGGGTGCAAACCGAAAAACGGCTCCGATGGGGGATCAGTACTCAAAGGGACTCGACCTGCTAGATGGTTAATGCCCAATTCTTTTATTTTGAGGTTACTGTGCGTATGGCCAATAGCCAAACTAAGCTGCTGTTGCACAAACCTACCAGCACACTTGGGAACATGAATAAAATACCACTTTTTAGTTTTCATAATAATGCTCGTTTTTTATAATGTTATATTTATGTTTAAGATCCACGAATCCTACGTTGTCATTTTTGGGTCCTTCAAAATCGTAATTAAATAACCTTAATTCGTGTTTCATTTTTTCGTTCACTAGGTCTATCATCTCGTTATCATACATCTCTCTGTAATCATAAGCCGGATATGTTTTACGGTTTATTTGGGCGGTTATTTTATGACCTAGATACTCTTCTATTCCTTCATAAAGTCTTTCTTTGTAAATGATATATTTTGGAATTATATTATCGTTTTCATTGAACAATTGGAACGCCATAAAACGCTGCAAACACGGCTCGTGCCAATCTTTACTTTCACGAGTACAGTAACCCACTACAAATTCTTTGAAAGATTTAAGGCCGTGTATTTTATTTACCCATTCCCACCCGCGCTGACCATCAAGATCAGTGTGTTGATAATAACTGGCTAACCAACTGAATGGATTCCTTATCGTAGTAAAGGACTTTTCAGGTGTTATTTTTACACGACCCGGCCCCTTGGAAGAAAAGCGACCATCTTCACCATCTCCATTTTCGGGGTTTATTTCGCTCACATATCTTTCAGCTAAAGGTTGATGAAGCCCCACCTCTGCATCGCATTGGACTGGCTCAAGATTCCCATCATCACCAAACACAAACCCTGTCCCTGCTATCTTATGCTTTCCAAATTGGCCCTTATGAATAAATTCAAATGCGTTAGGCATCGATTTGTGTTGCTGTGGACGAGAACCTTCATTCAGGTAAGAGAAACTCGACCTGCACAAATTCCATTCTCCGAGTCTAGCCATCCCCGCCGATTTAAGTTTGAGGTTGTTATGGGAATGCCCGATAACTATGCCCAATTGTCTTTTAACAAAGGAGCCCGCACATTTTGGAATATGTATAAAGTACCACATTATAAAACCTTTAAATCATACGCTAATTGTAGATCAATTTTTTTATAAACACACCCACAAGTGAAAATTCTTTCTACAACCCTTGAGGCCTCTTTTCTCCCGTTCACAAATAAGAATTGGATATGTGGATACTTTTGTATCAACGACCTCACTCTATGAAAAATGAATTCCGGAGTTGCCCTTATTTTACTTGAGATATGAGGCAAATAATTAAACTTTAGTGCGTTTGTTATTTTTTCTTCAACTAAAATTATTAAACTAGCATCAGCTTCTTCGGCGCGTTTAATTTCTTCATGAAACCTTTGGTATCCCCCACTAAGGGTTCCTATTAAATCTGTGAGGGACTTTCTTTCTATGTGGCAATTACAAGAAGCTGAAGAGCTACTAAAAGCGTAATCTCCGAACTTAAGGGTCTGGACTTCTATTTGTCTGTCTTTAAATTTTAGTGGCCTTCTTTCTCTAGTGTCAATAATTATTTTATATTCAGGTTTATTGTATTCCGCGCCGGATACAATTTCATTAAAGTTTTTATATTTATTCTTAAATCCTAATTTAGAGCAGAGCGAATAATATCCATTCCACCCGAAGAGTTCATCGTAATATTGAATTGGTGGACTCATGATTGAACGTAGCTCCACTTGGCAGGGGGTATACGTTAATTCTTTTCTTTCTTTCCTTTTTTCTAAGATGTCCGAGCAGTACTTTTGAGCCTCTCCCTTGGTTTGGTTTTTTAACCACATCCTAAGATTGGTTCTGCTGTTAAAATCTCTGTTAAGGTATTTTTCTTTGTTATGGAATTTTATTATTTTTTTATCATGGAGATCATAGCGGGGAAGGTATTTTTGGTAATATTCTGCCATACGCAACTCATGAACTTTAAGGTGTCCATGGAGTTGCTTTTCCGTTTCGAATTCGGTATTGCAAACTTTACATTTAACCATTTAAAACCTCATCTTCGCTTAGCCCCAGTATTCTAGACTTTATTTCGTCCATAGAAGAGAGCTTGTGGATTTCCTTTTTCAGGGTTTTTTTTCTGAGCTCTGCTAGTTTGATCATTTTGTTTCTGCTCTCTTCTTCTTTCCAGAGTTCTATTAAATTTAAAATACTTGCGTTTGCGGCAACTAGCTTCCCCATTCTGGTGCTTCTTTTTTCTTTTAAGTCTCCCAGTAGTTTTTGCTGTCTATTAACGCATTGGTTATATTCTGTTCTTGCTGTATTATTAGCCTCTATAAGGGCCATTGGTATTCTTCCGTCGTTTTGTACTTGTTGATCAATCTGGACTTGGATTATTTGAATCGTTTCTTGGATGGTGGATGATATGATAACTTCTGTGGATAATATAATATATTGATCTACCTCTTCTTGGGTTAGGTCACTTTTGTCGTAGGTATATCTTACGAAGCTACTTTCAAATAGCACCTTGTCTGTTTCGTTTGGGTAGGTATTTATTTGGTGCAAAAATCTGATGGTATTTACATATCCTAATGCGGCGTTTACGTCTTTCCTCTGTTTAGGAGACATTTTATTTTTTTGTATTGGGTCGTGAGTATACCGGTTTATCGTAGCCAACATCTTGTCGAAAGTCTTGGGCGCTTCATACCTTTCGAAATCTTCCCCGGGCTCTTCCACGGTAAGTTCTTGTGATGGCAGTGTTTTAATAAAGTCGCTTACGGTTCTAAATTCTTGACTCAACGGCGTTAGGTCAGCGTCCTTAAATATGTTTTTAGTTATGTCTAGAGGCTTCTTAGATGAGGCGTTGCTTACAATGTACTCTTGTTGGTCCTCAGTTAGCTGTAGGAGGCCTTTCGCTTTGTATTCGTGTGCTGGCCTTGCTCTCAAATCTAAAGACGCTAGAAAGGCTTTTATGCATTTTCCGTATTTACTTCTTCCGTCTTTAAGTCCCTCTGCGACGTTAGGAAACGTCTCACTCACCATCCTTTTTAGGGACGGAGCTTCTCCTGAAGAATTCCATTGGTTTAGAATGTGCTCCTGCTGTTCGACTGTCAGTATGATTCCGTCGTAAATGAATATTTCTTTTTTTTGGCTCATATGATGTCTACCTGATCTGATTTGAGTAATTTTTTGACTTTCATTATTATGGTTTTTTTAATATTTTTAAGTTGTTTATATCCGGGTGATCTATTTTTTTCGCTTGTTTTATATCCCATGGACTTCGCAGCCTCTTCTTCGCTTAAATTTTCTATATATAATTTTTCGTAAACACACCACTCGAAGGGTTTTAAGATTTTTTTCATTGCCAAGTGGAGTCTCTTGGCGGCTTCTTCTAAATCTACTGATTGGTTCTCCATGCTATAA